CGATGTATCCAATTACAGTGACTTGTCTTCCAATCTTTGTGTATCTACCAGTATTTGCAGCTGTGGTTATTCCTGTGCTTCCACCACCAAACGTCAATCCAATAGTCCAAGTCCCCTCCTCGTAATCGTCGAGCGTGTTCGCATCGGACGAAGCGACTTGAGTTGCGGGGAAGCCAACGCCAGCGGAAAGCTGAATTGCACCACGACCAGCACTCGGCGTAACCCCCACGCCCAGCCCCGTCGCGTTCAGGGTCATGGCGGTGCCAGCGTTGGTAGCCCAAAAATGCGCTCCGGTTTGATCCGCAACGTAGCGGTTGATTCCAGCCGTAATCGACCGAATCACAAACGAGCTATTGCTCGCGCCGGGATAGCCAACGCTCAAAGAAAACTCTTCACCGCTTCCGCCGCTGTTGACCATGCGGATCTTGCAGTTCGCGTTGTCGTTGCCGCGAATCAACAAAGCGTCAGCAAGACCGTTTCCAAGAATATCAAGCGGCGCACCGGGGGTGGCAGTAAGGATACCCACCCGATTGTTCGTCGAATCAACCTTCAGCGTCGAGGTGTCCACCGTCAGATCGCCGGTGATGGTGGCGTTTCCGGGTACAACGATGTTGTTTCCGCTCGGACCTGTCGCGGTGTACAGCTCCGTGAAATTCTGGTTCGTGTAATCGAACGCCGTACGCAGCGGCGTCCCCGTTCCGTCGTTCGGCGATGCGCCGATGTTGATAGTCTGTTTTGCCATATCTATTAAAAGGTTTGAGGTTACCGAAACTCGGTCATGTCCGCCGTAATTACCGTGGAATCAGCCGTAATCACCGTGTTATCCGCAGTGATATCCGCCGTTCCGCCAAGCGTCGCCGCCTCCCAGAGTAGGCCAATCTCCAGCAGGTTCTTCTCGCGGTTGCTCTTGCAGGACGCGCCATACGCCTCCGCAATCAATGCCGCCGCTTCGCTACAGGAGATGTTGGCCATAGAATTCTTAGATGATGAACCAAGCGATTCCGTTGTTCATGATCGTCACGGAATTCCATTGAGCAGACAGCGTGTACGTCGCTGCGCCATCAATCGTCTCAGCACCGCTCGGATCGATAACAACCGCATTCGCGCCGCTGTTGATCCGCTTGAAGGTGTAGATACGACCTGGAACCAGCGCGGCAGGCGGCAGGGTCATCGTAATCGCGCCACCAGCCGCATCGGCAACGATCAGATAATCGCCGCTCACCACATTGCCGGTCGTCGTGACGTTGCGATACTGCGCGCTCATCACGCTGCCATCGACCAGATACGTCGCGATGCGATTCTCCAACGCCAGCTTGGCCAGCTCAATCTCCCACGGAGAACGACATCCAAGCGATGCCGCCTCATTGATCAGCGTCTCCGCCTCATCGCATGTGATACTTGGCATATCGTTTTTCTATGGGTTAAGCCTCAGGCCATCGGACCGCCACGACCGCGCTGCATCACCTCGGCGATGAAACCGCCGCCGCCCTCAGATTCCATCTCCTCACCCTCCTCCATCTCCTCCCCACGCTCGGCCATCTTCTTGCCCTTCGACTTCTTCTCGTAGCCGGGGATAGCCATGCCATCAATCTCGATGAACTCAGCTTTGCCGTTCTTACCGAGGACAATCGTCGCCATCGTCTGGAACGCCTCGCCTTCCTTCAAATTCTCGGGAATCTCAACGCCTTCGGGGAGAGTAAAACTCGGCATACGGGGAGCATCAGATTATGGGGTGCGATGTCAAGGCATTACCGACTGCGGAACCTTGTCGCTCTTAATGAGGTTCTCCAACGCTTCCAGCGGCTGAAGATTGGTCCAATGACTCAAGCCTTTTACCTCATCGGAAGTACGACCACTGGCCAGCGGTATGCGATGATCAACATGCCAGTGTGAGCCGTAATTATCCCAAGTCATTCCAGGCTTAAACTGCCTCTCCAAATGCTCGCGCAGGAAATCGGGAGTGCATCCGACAATCTCGAAGGTAGATCCTCGGCGAGTCTTTCTACTTCCGAGATACGCACGGATTGAACCGCGAATCGCATCCTTCAGTCGGAATATCGGATCTGAGCGACGCTTCTCGCGGAGCTTGTCGATAATTTTAACATGGTTGGCCACTCTGTACTTCTTGCTCCAGCTTCTTGCTTTCTTGCGATTCGCGGCACGGTACTCATTCTTTTGCTTCTTTAGATGCTCGGCGTTTTTACGCTGATACTCAGAGTTTCTCTTGTTGTCCCTTTCCTTGTTGGCAACGTGGTTTTCTCGGGCCTTCGATTTGTAGTACTCCGCATTCTTGAGATACTTCTCAGCCTGCTTCACGCGGATTTTCTCAGCGTTGTCGGCTGTGTACTTGGCCAACCTCTCCTTATCAGCGGCCATCTTTTCGGCGAAACGCTCGGGCGTTAACCACTGATACCGCTTGTTTCCCTGCGGATCTTTCCAGGTGTAACCCCAGCAGACCATTCCATCCGATTCGCGTACGTCGCCACGTTTTGGCTCATCTTGTTCCATGCGATGTGAAAATAGACGCATCAACTGAACGTGGCAACAAAAAATCCGCAAGCCTTTCGACCTGCGGATTATCGCGTATTTACTGGGCTTTTCAGCTACAAATGATCTGAGTGAGTGCGCCGGTACACCGCCTAAAGATAATGGTCATACCTTGGTTTGTGAAGACTGGCTCTACGGCATGAACGAACTCAGCGTAGTGCTGACCCTTCTTCTCCAGCGGATCGGCGCAATCCACATCGAGCTTGTAGGCACCAGTCACCCACTGCCACTCGCCCATGTAGTTGGTCGGCATCCAGCTCAAGTCACCAACACGGTTCACGGGGCGAACGATATGGCTCTTGATGACGTACGGAGTCGGGATGAACGCACCCTCATACAACGCGGTCGTCCAGCTCGGGTTGACGCTGAACACAGTACCCTTCGTACCAGAGGTGCTGGTGAAGGGCTGGATGAGCGTGTACTTGCCGCCAGCGTAGCTGAAGCGGGGCGGGAACAGATTCGGGATATGGCGGAAGTTCTTGATGACCCGATTCGCGCCAATCCGCTTGAGCAGCTCAGCACCCGGACCAGAACCCATATCGGCGAAGCGCAGATCCTCACGCAGCGCGGCATTGTTCTGGGCGATGCGCTGGGAAGCCTCCATGCCGATGTAGAGCGGGAACACCGGACCATCGCTGGAGAAGCTGATGAAGCCGGAGCTATCAGGATTCGTCGCGCCATTGCGGATCAGCGTGGCGGCGGCGACATCGAGCATCTCCTGCGTCAGCTCGGAGGTAGCCTGATTCAACGCCTGACCAGCCGAACCGGTCTGAATCCAGGGCAGCTCGTTCACACCGCTCGGAATCGTCTCCACCTGAGTGAAGGACGAGTCGGCCACCGCCTTGATGGCGTACTTGGCGAACATGTTCTGGTAGCGAGTCTCCCACGAACGCTGAGCGCGAATCGAGAGCTTCTCCAGATACACACGCAGGAACGCCTCGACGCGATGGTCGAAGGTCAGATCGTCCTTACACAGGAGCGGACCTTTGAGGGCGAAACGCTCAGGCCCCCAGGTGACAGCGTTGTAGCCGACCGGAACGTTATTGTAGGTGACATCGCAAGCACCACCGTTATCGCCGGGGTTGCCGGACGCGAGGGTGATGGCCGACCACTCCTCAGCCGCAGTCGGCTCGATGGAGGTGGTGGTGAACGAGGTCTGGGTCAGACCCGTACCCTGAGGATACTCTCCGCGCTCAATGAGGTTCAACCACATCGAACGGTACGAGGCGCGTTTGTAAACGTCCTGCGCGAGCGACTCGGTAGCCACCGCGAAGGCGTTAAAGACATTAGGACAAGCCATGAGATGAAATGAATTAAACCGACGTTTGCTATCGGTAGGCCATCCTCCCCATCACACGATGGTCGATTCTCCTACCTCCTTACCGATGCGGAGCGTCATTGCCGCTTAGACAGTTTTGCGATGGATGACCAATCCGCCGCCTTGCTTAGGGTCGTTACGCGGACTGACGCATACGAATGGCCGTAATGTCAATCAGAATAGTGGAGGATCGGGAATCTCGTCCGTGAGTTCCGACTGCTCCGCCATGTAGCTCTTGTAGCCGCAGAGTAGGCCAAGTTTATGTGGCTGGATGATCTTCGTCTTCGATATGAAGCCTCTGAATGTGTACGGACCGGGGAAAGTGCCGGTCATCAGCGCGTAGAAATCCACGCCGTCCGTCTTCCTGCCTTTGCGCGCATCGACCAGCAACTTCCCATTCTCGTACTTGGTCGTTTTGACATCGATGCGGAATCCCGGCGGAGGCGGGATAACCGCGTCGTAGAGCGGATGCGGAGGCTCGCGATTCGTATCCAGATCGGGATACACATTGAAGAGCTTGCAGAACGCTATCTCGCCGCACATTCCCTCCAGATCCACAGTCGCAGCGTCCTCCGAACTGATCTTCAAGTTCGTCTTGTTGAAATGACGGTTATTGCCGTTTCGATTCCTAGCGACGAAGTGGGCCAACTTCCTCTCAGCGGTGGTTAAAGATACAGTTTGACCAATTTTGATTTTATTTAGCATGGTCAAAAAGGTGGAAAATTTTTGAGGGGGGTATCGTAAACGAAGCCCACCCGCAAAAGGGGTGCCAGGTACCCTGCCATTATTCGTGCCAATCCATAGGAAAACAATCCTTTTCTATCATAAGCAAAACTTATCCTGACCATAAGTCACCTAGCGTTGCACAATCACTGTTATATTCACTTCGTTTCGGATTCGTTCGTGACGCTCACTTCGAATGCGCGGTCCGGCATCGAACCAAGCAAGTTAATCGAAACGCTCGCTTGCTCGCCTTGCTCTGACCAGCCAAACACAAGCGCAGAGCGTTTTGCCACGCTGCCGAGGATTTGCTCCCGTGTTGATTCGTCTTTAATTCCTTCGAGTGCGTACGTTTCAATCCGCTCCAATGTCGATGCAGCATCAGCGGCCAGCTTGCTTCGAACCAAAGCAGAGAGGCTTTCTAGGGAAACCGTTTCTTTAGAGGAAACCATGTTTCTCATTTCCTTCCTCACCTTGGGCAATCCTTCTCTTGAGGCTTTGGACAATAGAGTTGACTGATTCAATCCCAAGTCGCTTGCAATTGCTTTCCATGTTTTCCCCGCAAGATAGAGGCTTTTCGCTTTCGTCCATTGCTCCGCTTTCATCTCCCCTACCTTGCAATCCAAGGTAGCGTTTCGCAATCCCTCGTTTTCCCTCGTTTTCCCCCTCTCAAAATTTCAAAATCCGCTTCGCCAGTCGTTCCCCTCTAAAAAATTTTTGCTCGTTTTCCTGAGTAAATCCCCATATTTCCCCCTGCTCTCAAAATAAATTTTGAAATATTGTTGACGCTGTTTTCCGCCTCACCTATCGTCTCCCCCATGAAGCTCACCTTGCTTTCCGCCGTCGCCGATTCAACCGCAACCGGACTACCCGTCGACGTTGCAATTCCCGCCGATTCCATCGAATCAGCAGTCGCTTTTCTCCGCTCCCGTTTCGTCGACGTTGATTGGGATAGGTTCCCCAATCGAGTGACTATCTTTGGAGACGATCAACGTATCGAAGGTGACGAAGATGAGGGCCTTTGGGTTCTCAATCTGGTTTTCGCTCCCGCTCCCGCTCGTTTTACCTACTAAATCCCATGCGCCGCAAAATCATCTCACTCGCTTTCCAATCCATCGTTTTCCTAGGCCTAAGCCTTCTGGCCTTCTGGTTTTTCGTCGTCACTCAATTCTGAACCCATCAAATCATGAAATCACTATTGTCCATCGACACCAACGCCAAGACCGTCAAAGGCCAGAAACGCGGTTTTATGACCGGCATTCTGTATCTTGCGCCGGGAAAACTATCTGGCCTCATTAATGTCTGTCCCCATGCATCAGCCGCTTGTGACGCACTCTGTCTGTACTATGCGGGACGCGGTGCGTTTAACTCTGTCCAAAAAGCGCGTACCGCAAAGACCGTTTTCTACGTCAAAGACCGGGAAGCTTTTCTTGCCACGCTGAAAGAGAATGTCGCTTCGGTCATCCGAAAGGCCAAAGCAAAACGCATGCAACCGGTCATCCGTTTAAATGGAACCTCAGACATTGGCTGGGAGCGTTACTCGGTCATCCAAGCGTTTAGGACGACCCGGTTTTACGACTACACCAAAAATTACGACCGTATGGTGTCGTTCCTAGACGGAAAGCTCCCGTCGAATTATTCCCTGACCTTTTCACGCTCCGAAGCCAACGAAAGCCAATGCCTCGAGGTTTTGAGCCGTGGTGGCAACGTGGCGGTCGTTTTCCGAAAGTCTTTGCCTACGCACTGGCAAGGTTTTCCGGTCATCAATGGGGACGAAAACGACCTTCGTTTCCTAGATCCAAAAGGCGTTGTTGTCGGTTTGACCGCAAAGGGTAAAGCAAAGACCGACACCACGGGATTCGTTGTAGGTTAAAGCAACGTGTCAGCCTATGCGAAAGCGTAGGTTGCAACGTGTCTTTAGTCTCAATCAAAAACTCAATCCATCAAATCCATGACAAATCGATACCCCGGACAATGCGTCCAATGTCACGAATACGTTCCAAGCGGACTTGGCACCGTCACCAAGCGCGGCCGTGTGTGGCGCATTGACTGCGACGTATGCACCGGACGTACGTCCGAGAACTCCGGTCTTGTGTGCGTCAAAACATCTTCAGGCTGGTCCGGAACCCGTAATGCGCGCGGCCGTTGCGAAGATGCGCCATGCTGCGGTTGCTGCACTTTCTAAACCCTAAACCCAACGCATCAAAACTATGGCAACCCTAAGCAAAAACGGACGCGAGCTAGCGCGCTTTGACCAGCTCAAGACTTCCTATTCCATTCGCTCAAACGGTAAAGTTCTTCGAAACGAAGGTTTCGGTTGGAAAGTCTGCACCCTTAAGGAGGGATGGACGCTAGAAACCTTTCGCGCGCGACTGGAGGAAATCGAATCGAAGGTTTCGGAAAGCTACCGCATTTACCGCGCGGCGGTACAAGCGGAATTTCCGCTCCCGGTTCGATGGCAATATTTAACCCTCAGCGATTTACTCGGCGACGATCTGGATGGAATTTATTCCGATCTTCAAGACCGACAGATCTACACCGATCTGGACACCCTGCGCGAGCTGCACGACCTGCACCAAACCTACCGCGCGGAATTTGAGGCGCGCAAAGCGGGAAAGGCTATCGCGTGAAACTTGTCGAATTCCTTCGGACACGATCCTTCGAAGAGCCGTTCCTGATGCATGCCGAAAAGTGGCAATTTGTCACGATCCGCAGACCGGACGGCGCGGAAGACATTGGCGTCTACCGATTCTCCACGGACTTGTGTTACGACTACGCGGACTTCCGCGCGCTATTCAACCTGGCCTGACCTATCCTAAGCGCATCACACGCAAGTGTGCTGCGAAAGGGTAGGCCATCTATCCGCAGTCAATCCATCCAAAGCATGAATCCAAAACTCATTCCGATCCTTGAACGCATTATCGCGCGCGAGGAGTTCTCGGAACTGTCCGAATTCCTCGAAACCATGCGAATCGTCCCCGCCGAAACCCCCGAAACCGAGAACATCTACGCCTAAAGCATCCATGAAAACCCATACCCCCGCCCCTTGGCTTGTCCGATTCGACGAAGATCGATTTGATTCAAAACTGTCTGTTCTTGAGGTCATCGATGGAAGCGATGCGTCATTGAATCATCCGCAGGGCGAACTTGTTCTTGCGCGAGTCAATGTCAGCGCGTTTGCGCCTCACATGGGCGAACCGCTTGCCAACGCGCGCTTAATCGCCTCCGCGCCTGAGCTACTGGCCGCGCTTGAGCGACTGGTTCACCCTATGGCCGACGACGAGGATTTGGACTACGCGCGTGAAATCATTGCGAAGGCTAAGGGTAATTGAGTAAAACTCCCACGCGCGAATAAAACTATGCATCCACTCCTCCTATCCGCCCTGATTCAGATTGAGTCAGGCGGCAATGACCTCGCCCGTGGCCGTCACGGCGAACTTGGCGCGTTGCAAATCAAACCGATCCTCGTGCGCGACGTAAACCGCATCATGGGTACGCATTACGCGCATTCCCAAGTCACCAACCGCGCGGTTTCCACCTTTATCGCTCAGTCCTATCTCGCGCACTACGGCAAGAATCTCAGCGACGAGAATCTCGCGCGTATCTGGCAGGGAGGTCCGGTAGGCCACAAGAAATCATCCACGCGCGCCTACGCCCGACGGGTCATGCGCGAGCTAGAGAATCGAACTATCAAGGAATCCTTTACAGTTGCCACCGAAAACCACCCTTTCACCGCCCGTTGAAACCCCGATAACCAATGAAACTAACCATAAGCAGCAAAACCAACGCCCAGACGATCATCGACCTGTTCAACGCAATCATCACCGGCGAGGTGCAAGAACATCAGGCAACGCCCATGAGCATCTATGACGACGAAAAGCACATTTGCTCCATCGTCGCCGCGAACGGCGAGCAGATCCTGGAACTGATCATCGAGCGCGAGCAGGGCGACAGGATCGTGCAGCAGGGAGAACCGGAGACACTGCAATGATCGACCGCAACCTATCCGAAACGGCTCTCGTGCGATGCAGCACGATGCCCCTTAAAGAGCTGATTAAGAATCTCGAATGGATGGCTCATTCCTGTCAGTCGCAAATCTTCAAGGAAGCGGCGAACCGACTCCGCAACGCTGATTGTGCGGCGACGATCTTGGAGGACTCACTTTTCTACGCGCGGATGTACCGCGACACGACAACCGACGGCGACAATCGGCGGAGGATGCTCATCGACGATGCGGAGACGGTCGTCTCGCTGATCCGAACCGGAGGATGCGAATGAGCCGCAATCTCTTCGCCCCGCCCAAGTTCAAGGTGCAGATATCCGGCGCGATTGGCTGGAGCGACTTGAAGGAGCGTGTGGTCAGCTTCAAAACGGTCGAATTCCGAACGCGCAAGGAGGCGGAAGCGGCGGCCAAGGACTTGAATCCCGGCGAGTACACGCAGGGAAGACTTCGCGTCGTGCCGGTCGAGATGCCGGAGGACTACGATGTTTATCCGGTAGCGGAGCGGAAGAGCATATGAGGCAATCATGCATCATCATCCCGTCAATCTTGTCGAATTCTGCGCCGGATATTGCGGAATTGGAATCGGACTCAAGTCGGTTGTCCGAAATCTACGCACTATCGCTTACGTCGAGAGGGAAGCATATCCCGCCGCAAACCTGGCGGCAAAAATTGAAGCGGGACGATTGGATGCAGCACCTATCTGGTCGGACCTGCTCGACTTCCCGTATGGAAAGTTTCGAGGATTGGTGGATATCGCGGCTGCGGGAATCCCGTGCCAGCCACATAGCCACGCCGGATTACGCAAGGGGGGGGGGCGACGAGCGATTCCTCTTTGACGACTGGCTGCAAGGACTTCAGCAAATGCGGCCAAGATGCATCCTCATCGAAAACGTCGAAGGACTCCTTACCAGTAAGATGCCAGATGGAACTCTTTGCATCCGGTGGACGCTGGAGAGATTGGAACACATGGGCTACCGGACTGCGAGCGGCATATTCAGCGCGGAGGAATGCGGCGCGCCACATATTAGGAAGCGGGTCTGGATTCTGGCCTACTCCGACAGCGAACGAGGACAAGGATCAGAATGCTTCCTTCGCGACGCTTGCGAGATTGGACAAGGGCGGGAGGATTCTGCGGCGGATAGCGACATTGGCGATGCGTGGCGATGGCCAAGTGGGCCAGAGCAACCTCAGCGATGGTGGGAGCCGTCGCGAACGATTGAATCCAGCTTGGGTCGAAAGTCTGCTCGGTCTGCCGTCGTCTTGGACAGACTGCGCCTCCTTGGAAACGGAGTCGTACCAGCAACCGCCGCTCTCGCATTCCGCACTCTAGCTCGCGAAATTCTCGGATAACTTCTTATCCGTCTAACCGTAGGCCAACCGAGCGCATCCAAACCATGTCATTTCATCGATTCGATTCTAGCGTCGCGACACGCGAAACCGTAGCCGAACACACTTTCGCACCTCCGAACGCTGTACGGGGCATTTCTGATCAATTAAACGCTATGTCGATGGGTCGATTGGTCGGCGTTCGAGGGGGAATTCCGCCGCTGCTCGCGCCACCGCCGTTCAAGGCGGGGGTAAAAAGCGAAGCAGCGAAAGCGGAATTCAAGCTCCCTATTTATAGGGAGTTAGTACTCCCTAATAGGGGAGGTAGTAGGATCTATGCTAACTTTTGACGAAGTGAAAGTGGTACCGCACAGAAGTTAGTTGACGCGAACAAAAAGGAGAGGTATTTACAAGTTCCTATGAGTTACTTAGAGAATGGAGCAACCCACCGCAGCATGTTCCGATTGATGGAGCCGCTGCATCACGACGCTGATCCGAACCGCTCGCAGGTCCTGGCCCACATCATGGCCAACATGCGCTGCGACATGGGTCGAGCGATACGAGCGTTCAATTCGATGCGGCATCCCAAGTCGAAGGTCTTGGTCTTCGATGCCATCCATCGGATGTGGAAGGGCTGCGACTGGGTGCCTGCCGACAACGATTCGAAGGACAGCATGTTCATCGTCGAGCTTCGCACCCTTCAACGCCGCGTGGTGGCGATGGACTCGGAGCTAAAGAAGGCTGTAAAGGAAATCAAGAGGCTGAACAAGAAGTTGGCCAACCGTGAATCCGGCGAAGATTCGAGCGATTCGACTGAGACTAATTGGGCATTTGAGGCTCGGAAAACCCTTGATACGACGAATCACAGCATGAAGTCTGCGGTCGATGCGGCTTGGCGTTGAAAAAACTTTGCAATACCCGTTGACACGACCGAGAACGACTGCTAGTTTCACCTTACAAATTTCTGCAACTAGGCGTAGAGCGCGTTGAGGTAACGCGACAGGGTTTTTGGATTTTCACCCTTGATTATCACCTAGTTGCGGTTTCCAACGAACCATGAAGTGCTACACAACCGAGACTGCCGCCGAGATGCTAAACCTCTGCGAGGAGACGCTGCGACGACTCTGCCGCGAAGGCGCGCAACACCGTCGAGTTGGAAGGCGCATCCTGTTCACAGAGAGCGACATTGCCGCGCTGCTCGAATCGAAGATCATGCGAGACGAGGTTAATCCGTTCGCCCGGAAGGCAAAGGTGCAGGAGGAGGGTGTGGAATGACTCTCCAAACAGAATTAAAAAACGTCCAATTCAACAAAATTTGCAAACGTTGCAATCTTGAAAAGCCAAACGATTTATTTTCATTCAGCAAACAAAGCAAAGATGGGAGGCATTGGTGGTGCAAAGAATGCCAATCAAAACACTACGCATCAAATGTTGAATATCGACGCGCTCAAAATGCAGAGCGTTACAAAAAAATAAAATCGGATCCAGTCAAGCTTGAGCGGTGGAGAAAACTCACATTAATTACAAACAAGCGTTCTAAGGAAAAACACAAGAACAAAAACTTGGCAAGATTTGCCGCACGATACGCAATAAAATGCGGGAAATTAGTAAAGCCTAGTATTTGCTCAAACTGCGGAGAATCTAGTTTTCTTGAGGCACACCATGACAGTTACGAAAAAGAAAAGTGGTTAGATGTTCGGTGGCTATGCAAGCCATGCCACATGGCACATCACCGAAAATATCCAGATCCGGTCAAATAATTTTTCGCGATAAGCGGATAACAAAAACAACAAACCGAGAATACAAATGAGCAGCAGCAACCTAGTTCCGACATCACCGCAACCTCTGACGCCTGTCAGTCCTGACAGCGCAGAATTCTACTCCCGCATTGGCACCTCGCTTGAGGCGGTCAAGGAGTTAGGATCGTGGATTGCGCGAAGCGGCGTCTTCAATTGCCAGAAGGACGAGCAAGGCAACATGATTGCCCTTGAATGTCTGGCAACGCGCAAGACTCCGTTCGACTTCAAGCGAGAGTTCCATTTGGTGAGCGGCTCCCTGACGATGCGTTCCGATGCGATGCTCGCCGGATACCGCACTCGCGGCGGCAAGGTCATCTGGAAGCAGTTCGATTCCACCGCCGCGATTGGCGTCTGGAAGTATGACGGCAACGAATGCGAAATCGGATTCACGACCGAGGACGCAAAAATCGCAGGATTGCTTCCCGCTAAACCCGGAAGTGGCTGGGCTAAAGACCCTTCCGCAATGCTCCGTGCGCGCTGCATCTCGAAGGCTATTCGAATGCTCGCCCCTGAAGTTGTTGCTGGCGTTTATACCCCAGAAGAGGCCGCTGACTTTGCTTCGTCACCGTCAACACCCACCGTCACCGCTCCGACGCGCCAGACGGTCAATGTGACACCGGAATCAACCTTCTCGCTGACAGACAAACTGGAGCAGATTCTTGAGCCACATTCCGACATCGCCAATGCGTTTTTGCTGTCGAAGAACCTCATCAAGGAAGGTCAGAACTTCCGCGATGTCAGCACCAAGGTGGCCAACATGATCATCGCCGACTCCGACAGCTTCCTGATCAAGGCGAAGGCGTTCTCCGAACCGACCATCGAATGAGCATTCTAAACCGCCACGTTAATTTCGACATGGCTGCTGAGAAGTACCATGCCGTTGACGCTCTCTCGAAAAGCATGATGTCCAAGATCCTCAAGTCGCCAGCGCACTACAAAGCCGCGCTGGAGGAGCATCAGGAGCCGACGAAGGCTATGCAGATGGGTACGGCGATTCACACCGCTGTTCTCGAACCGCACTTGTACTCGCAGGTCGTCGCGGTCGTTCCGCCGGATATCGATGGTCGTACGAAGGAAGGCAAGGCATGGAAAGAAGCGCATAAGAGCCGCATCCACATGACCCACGCTGAGGACATCGATGTCCAGGGTGTTGCGAACAGCGTCCGCCGCCATCCGTTCTGGGACATCATTCATCTGAACCACAAGATCGAGGCGTCTGTCTTCGCTCAAGACCAGGACACTGGTCTACCTCTCAAAGCTCGTCCCGATCTGTGGGTCGAGGATCATACGCTTGTCGATGTGAAGACTACCGACGACGCGACGCCCGAGGGTTTCAGCCGCACGGTGACTAGCTTCGGCTACCACATTCAGGCCGCGCATTATCTGGAGATGACAGGCGCGGAGAACTTCATCTTCGTGGCCGTCGAGCGTAAGGCTCCGTATGCGGTTGGCATCTACAAGCTGGATGCCGAATGGCTTCAGGCCGGTGCGAACCTGCGTAGGAAAGCCATCACACTGCTGCACGAATGCAAAGCACTGGACAGTTGGCCAGCCTATCCGACTGCCGTGCAAACCCTTTCTTGCCCAAAGTGGGTCTTGAATAAGTCAGAGAGCTAAAACCAAAATCGAAACCTAACAATTATGTTCCAAGTAAACCGTAAGGATGCCGGAGGCCGATACATCGATGCCGAAGGCGAGTACACCGTGTCTGTCACCAAAGTTGAGGAGAACCTCGATCCGAAGGGCCGCGAGGTCTGTAAGGTGACGTTCACTACGAGCGACGGTGCCAGCATCACCGACCGTTTCCTCAATCAGGAGAACACTTGGTTCCGCGTGAACCAGCTTGTCGCCGCCACCAACCACAACGTGCCGGATGGTACGCAGGTTGACTTCCTCGGCGTGAAGGGCAGCTATGCCAACTTCCTCAAGTCGATGATCGGTCTGGAGCTGGTCATCACGACTCGCTTTGAGGAGTACGAGTACAACGGCGAGAAGAAGAAGACTCTTCGCCTCAAGGGCATGAAAGCTGTCGCCCCAGTTGCCGCCGAGACTGAGGAGAAGCCGTTCTAAGCATCCCAAACACGGAGGGGAGCGCATTCCGCGATAACGCTCGAAACCAACCTAAAATTCGTATCCATGAGAACAAAACTTGTAGCTATCACCAAACCCCTTGTCGGCGATGGAACTCTAACCGCCTCCGACTTCATCACGTTCGCCGCCCGTGTCAGCAATCCGTCGAACCAGATGAGCCTCCTCACCGCCCCGAAGTTACTGGCCTACTGCATTCGAAACGGCCATTGGAGCATCTTCGAGCAGGCCAGCATGACAATCGAGATTCAGACCAGCCGCGCTATCTCCGCCCAAATCCTGCGCCATCGCAGCTTCTGCTTCCAAGAGTTCAGCCAACGCTATGCGCCGAGTGATACTGCGGAGCCGGTCGAACTCCGCACACAGGACCGTGTAAACCGCCAGGGAAGCGGCGATGCGTTTCCGCAAGAGTGGGCCAATGAGGTTGTCGCCAAATCGGTCGATCTGGCGTTCAGGACGTATCGCACTCTGCTTCAGGAGGGTGTGAGCCGCGAGACTGCTCGCATGGTTCTCCCGCTCTGTACGCAGACGACCTTGTACATGACCGGCAACATCCGCTCATGGATTCATTACTTCGAGCAGCGGTGCGCGAAAGGAACTCAGAAGGAGCATCGCGACATCGCCATCCAGATCCGCGACGAAATCTTCGCCAAGGAATTCGCGGTCATTCACGAAGCCATTACGAGCGATTCCAAATGACCCCCACAAAACCCAAACGTCCCACCCCCAAGATCTTTGTGGTCAGCGACGACACGCACAAGCGGTTGAAAGACTACGCAACCAAGAAGGGCTACAAGCTACAGTTTGTGGCCGACGAAGCGGTCAGTGAATACCTCAAGCGAAAGGAACAGCAA